ACCCCCGTTGATACGGCCAGGTCAAGAAACGCCTCATGCGACTGCTGCGCGAAATTACTGTGGTTGATGTGGTCGAACACGATCTGCGTGATGTCGTCGAGCGAGCGCTGCACTTCTTCGCGCTCCTTCTCTGGAATCTCCGAGCCTGGTGCTAGGATTGACCATCGACGCCAGGGCGGAACGAGTGCAGCCTGGAGGCGTGAGGCGAACTTTTGAACGCCAATCACAGCGGTCGCGTCGTATATGTCGGTGTTCTTTTTCTTGCCTGGGGAATGCGCGGTAAATGTTTCGCGCTGCGGCAATGCGTATTCGTAACACTCCCGCAAATGACTCGACCACATTTCACGCGCCGCCTTCGCTGTATCGAATCGATTGATTAAGTCCTTAACGCTGCCGAGTGTCGGCGGTATACGGTATTTCGCCATTAGTTATCCACCGAGTAAAGAGGGTACGACCCCTGTTTCCAGATTTGATATTAAAGAGAAGCGGCCAAACTTGCGGGGGTCTTTAAGCCTGAGTTTGCGGCGATCTTCGATTTTCTTTAGTAACGCAGTCCGTGTCACTCGAGCGGCTTCCGCTTCATTCATTGCCTGAGTTTCTGCGGGGTTTGCGTAAGATGTCCACGATGTCTGCTGTTCTTGCCCACTATCATTCGATGCTGGGCCTGGAGCTGGGCCTGGAGCTGGAGCTGGAGCGGCTGGGCCTGGAGCGGGAGCGGGTGCGGGTTCGTAGTCTTGCGGGCCGAGGGTTCTACCCGTGTCCCTCCAGGTTCCGCCTTCAAGCTCTTCCCATTGCATCAATGAGGTGCCCTGTACTGCGTAGTTTGACGATTGCTGCGTATTGCCTGGCATCGTTATCCCATACATTCCCGCGCTTTGTGATGCCGTCCTACCACCCCTGCCACCGGAGCCCGATGGCATCTTAGTGCCGCCGGCTTTTGTTGCGCGAATGTAGGTTGATCGAGTTGTTGCTGGTGTTCGTTTACCCATCTGAGCCCCCTAAATGGACATAGAGTTGATACGGCGTTAAGACCCAGCACGCACGAATACCGAGCACGCTTTTCACTTGCTCGACGCACGTTTGAGGAGCGACCACCCAGGGGACGCGAACGCGTGCAGTATCCACCCATCCGCTAAACCTAATTATAACGCGATCATCAACGAATCGCACCACATCATCGAGCTCACCCATTACAGCGTAAGTCTCGGTCACACCCAACCCCGTATGGAATATCACCCACATATCGCCCTGGCGACGCAACGCCCAGCAGTGCTGGAATCCTGGCTTTAATACGCGATTCCACCAATGTCGCTCGCCCGTATTTCCGAACACAATATGCCAATCAACATACCGTTCACTCTCGAACTCGAGTAGCGTTTGAGCCCGCGCCACCTAGAATACTTGCCATGAGGTATCCGCTGACGGTTGCGTCTGCGTTCCTTGGGGTTGATGGTGCCGTATCACTGCTCTGCCTTCACCAGCTCCAAGCATGAGGTATTGCCCCGCCTCACATGGATGCGAATACGCATTCTTGTCTGGCTTGTCGTGGAACCGTTCATCACCCGACACCTGGACGCGCTTGTAGTTATACCCGCCACCCATTCCCTTGCGAACCGTGCGACAGGTTGGAGAGACTATCAGCCCAGGCACGCCATCAATCAATCGAGATAATGGCTGCGCGACTGCCTCACGGCGTAGGGTGAAATCATTACTCGGTGCGGGTCGTGCCCGTAGTCCTCGAGCGCTGAGAATCTGGAACGGGGTACGCTCATCGACCTGGCTGCGCTGCTCTCCAGCCGGATCGCCATAGATTTGAAACTCGAACCCACTGAACTCTCTCTGCATCTCACTAACCAGCAATTCAGCAAAACGTACCGCGCCCATGTCTTCGGTAACTAACTCATGCAACCATACCCAGCGGCCCAGGCTGTCTCGCTGCCCGAACACCGCAGCCGGTGTTAACCCGAAGTCGATACCCACGTAAATCGGATAGCCTGGTCTGGCGGTAATCGGCGTTGCTGAAACGTGCAAGCTATCCTTGAACTCTGGATAGACAGGTCGACCCTCACTAATGTATCCATACTCGCCATCGACATAGACACGAATCCACTCTTGATCCTTGCCCGCTTCGAGTCGTTCGTAATATCCATCGGGTAGGTTCTCGGTATTCTCCGCGTGCTCGGATCGTCCAGAGGGTTGATGGAATATCGCCCAACCCTTCGGTAGCTCCTCCTCGAACATTCGATAGAACCATGAGTCCGAATCTGGTGGGTTGGTATCGAGAATCACACCGAACCAGGTAGGCCCGCCGTCACGTTTCGACGGGTAACGACCGACGCGGCCTTGTAGCATGTCCATCACAGCGCGCGGTACTTCCTTGCACTCATTCACCCAGGCGCCCGTCAACTCGAGCGATAACAGTTTCTTTACATCCACGGGTCTATCCAACGCGCGAAACAATATCTCGCATTCGATGTCTTGGTAGCGGATTCGATGCGTCATATCCGACATCGTGAGCGTGCCCAGGTGCTCCTCTGGAAACCAATCGAGCCACGTTTTCACCGTCGTATCGGCGAGCTCTCTATAGGTGTTGCGAACGATTGCCCATCGTGATCGGCGTATCCCATCCGGCCCTGGTTCTTGCTCCTGGGCGCGTCTGAATATCTCCCAGCAGCACGCGCTCGACTTGCCACTACCCACCGGCCCCGTCACCGCCCGCACGAATGCCTGGCAAGTGTGGAACCGTTTAAGCGTCGGGCTCGCTTGATACCGTATCGTCTTTTGTTCCATCAATCACCATCTCAAAGCGAACGCCCTCGGCGCCCTGTATCTGCTGTTTATCGACAAGCAGCCCGTGCAGCTTGGCCTTGCCCATCGATGCCTGGACTGCGGCCGATGCGTTGCTCGATTCCATCGCAACCATCCTTGCATCCTCGAGCTCGAGCGTTACCGTATCGACCGATACCGAATGGCGCTCGCGTGCATCTTCACGCAGCCTGTCAATCTCCTGGGCAATCTCGGGAATCTTGGAAAGAATCACCGCCTGGCGCTTGGCGCTGTTGGGATTCATGTTGTTGAACTGCCCATACGATTGACGATATGCCTCGTTATAGTTGCCTGTCTCGACGACGATTTGGCAGAACTTTTCCTGTTTCGGTGTGAGGGGTTTCACCGTTTCCGCTTGGCGTGTTGTTTACGCATCCAGTGGGAAGTCTTACCACCCCACAACATTGCAAGATGCCGCTGACAAAACAGTTTCCCCGGCGGCCCTAATTCTCCGCAGATTTGGCACTCATGCGGTGCCTGGGGTTTCATCTGGATATCACCAGCGTTAACTATTGTCCATCCTTCCATTGCTTACCTCACGGCAACAGCTTGGCACGTTTCATCCATCCATCGATGAAGCGCTCGAGCTTGGGTGATCGCTTCACCAGGCGACGATAGTGCGACGCTTGACGCTTGGATACCCAACGCATCACCGCCATCATGTCTGTGCAATCATGGCTCGCTGTGATCGTCATACGACCAATCACGCCGTCTACCTCGAGCTCGGCACCCGTTTGATTCAGTCCCGCTTGCATCCATGAATGAGCACGCACCGGCCCAACATTGACGGCGGTATCCATCACCTTGATTGCCAGGCGCGGAGGCAGCCGGTCGTAATGGTACATCATCCACCAATCACGCCAGTAAATCTCGCGCGCATCCTCGACTGTGATATCCGTAATGATGAGGTTAGGGTATGACTTCGAGCTGATGCCGAATGCCGTACCACCACCAGGATCGACGGGATCGTTAACGTAACCACCTTCATGGTCGAGCACATACTCGAACGCCTGGCCGAACGCGTGAGAATTAGTGACGCCCATCAAGAGCACCAGGGCGAACAATGTACGCTGCATTAAACGGGATCAATCTCGACCTCCAGGGCACCGCCTGGGCGAATGTCACGACGAATCACCACCAGATGATCGACCTGGTTGTCGTTGTCGAACACGCAGCCCTCGAGCGCATCGAGTGTGGCTTTCGTGAGGTTATCAATGTCGCGCTTACGTCGGTCGGGCGGGTAGGCATCAATCACCACCAACAGACGAGCATCCGGCCCGAACGTATCCGCGTTCGCGAGTCGTGCTCGAACGAGCTCTCGAAAGGTGCGTCCTTCTGCACTGATGACGGTACGCCCTCGCCAGTTTCGCCAATACCGATTGACGGATGGCGGCCAAGGCAAATCGATCTTCATTCGACATAGCGCCTACCACCAGGCATTACCCATTCGTAAGCCTTGCCATAACGCACCGGCCTGGGCAATGCGAGCGGGTGATGATTGATGATGATGGCAACAGGCATCGCGTAACCCCAACGATTTATCTTGTGTGGAATAAACCCCTCGCTGGTGTCGGTGCCGCCTGGTATGGTGCGCTGAAACGGTGCGCGTTTATTCGGCATCACTACGCTTCTCTGCACGGCAACCGCTGCAGGTTGGCAGTTGTCCAGGGCACGTTTGGCTACCGTAGAAGTATTTGCGGTGCATCGAGCGATTGCACTTGCCGCAGCGCTTATTGAACGAGCTCGATGGTGACTGCGTACTCATGCTGCACGCCCTCCCCGCATCTGCGCGATGTATCCCGCCACCTGGTCGGCATCAACCACCGCTCGAGGTAATGCCTGGTATGGGCGGTGATAGCTCGCCAGGGGCTTCGATGCTTTGCATAGGTTGATGAACTCGGGCAACGTGGGCGGCCACCCATCCTTCGTTAGCAAGGCACGAAACGCTCGCTTTAGGTCGCGCTCGGTAATGCCATGAATCGACAACGCGTGCCCCCAGGTGTTAGCTGTCCCTGTTAACTCGTTGTCGTCGTTCGTTACGAAACCATACGCACTCACCCATCGATGACCATAGATTTGCGCCATCCTCGTCCACAACCTCGCGATAACACGCTCCTCAAGTCTTGGCTGCGATAAGGTTTTCTCTGGCCTCGCTGGTTCCTGCGACCCCTGGTCGATTATCATTCCTATTTTTTCCACTATGATGCCTCACAAAGTTCTCAACTGGATTCGGTGGGATTAGGGTAGGAGTAGTTATATTCTCTTCTCTTCTCTTCTTTTCTCTGGTAACGCTCTTGCCGTTACTCGAGCGTTTCCTGTATTTAGTGACTCGTTTCGCGGTTAAAGCCCGGTTTTTAGCCGTTTGTCCGTGGTGTCGGTCGAAGTTGGGTAGGCTTACATGGTCGGGATCGATCACCATCCAACCCACTTTCTGCATAGCTTCGCACCACCCTGTAACGCCCACCCTGTGATCGATCAACGTAGTTGTAACGGCGGGTGCGTTACCATCTTCGGTGTGGGCATCAAACCAACTCCAGACCTTGACCAATTTTCCCACGACAGCATCGACCTCGAGCCCCGTGTGCTGGGCAAGCGCCCATACTTCGGGCTTGTCAAACGTATCGACTTCGAATTTGATCCAATCACCAGACATTAGTGGCACTCCTCGCACAGACAATCAGCACAATCACCCTCACCTGGGGCGGTGCAGTCACAACCAGATGAAAGGCACGCCTCGCACAGGCACATACTCTCGAGCGGTACTTTATCTGCTGCGGAAAAAAACGACTGCCAGGCGGTCATCGCTAAAAAAAAAGCGGAGCCACGGAGGTTGCCGTGACCCCGCCCAATGAGGAGGAAGGAAGTTGCCGGTTTCGGAGGATGAGCACCGGCGGGCTCATATGATTTCGACCTCACCACGAGTCGCCATGGAGATGGGCTTTCGCCACCAGGGGGGAACTTTCCCCCGCTGATGCCATCGCATATTCATCTGTCGGCGGGCGGGAAATCCGACCTCGGTTAGCGCGCGAGATAGGGCCGTGTAACCGACACCCTCAACACCCCTTCGACTAGGTGCCGGGAATTCGGTACGGGCCCAATTTAGCGCTCTCTCGAGGTCGTCCATCTTATCTTGTTTCCCTTTGGGAAGGTGCTCA